GTATGAGAGGAAATAATGCCAACACTAAACGACCTAGTAGATGAGGTCAAGGCTAACCTGCAAGGCTACGCCCTGCGCCAAGATCGCATCACTTACGTTGCAAACCCTGCTGGTTTAACTACTACCAGCACATCAATTACCGTTGGTTCTGGAGGTAACCTTGCTAAAGGCATCATTGAAATTGATGATGAACTTATGTGGGTTGACAGTTTCACACCAGCAAGTAACGTTCTTAACGTTATCCCAGGCTTTGGTCGTGGATACCAAGGGACTACAGCATCACCACACGCACAGTATGCACAAGTAACTTTGTCTCCTACCTTCCCACGCAATAACATCAAGAAGGCTATCAACGATACGATCAACAGTTTCTATCCTAAACTCTGGATTGCACAGCCTTATACATTTACCTTTAACGCATCTCAGACTACATACCCATTGCCTGATGATTGCGAAGATGTCTTGTTTATCTCTTGGCAAACAACAGGTTCTAGCCAAGAATGGTTACCAGTTAATCGCTGGCGCTTAGACGGTATGGCAAATGCTGCCACCTTTAATACACAGAATACAATTAACATCTATGAGAACGTACAACCTGGTCGTACTATTCAAGTTTGGTATACAGCCACGCCGAACACTCTTGACGCCAACACAGATGATTTTGCTGACGTTACTGGCCTACCAGATTCTTGTAAAGATGTTGTCGTACTTGGAGCATCATACAAGTTACTGTCTTATCTTGACGCTGGACGAATCAATCTCACTTCAGCTGAGGCAGATCTAAATGACACCAAGTTGCCATCATCTGCTGGTGTTGCCGCATCTCGTTACATATTTGCTCTCTATCAACAGCGACTTAATGAAGAAGCGTTGAAGTTGGCAGACAAGTACCCCATCCGAATCCATTACACGCGTTAAGGAAAACCAATGACCAGTAAATATTCATCTACTAGCGTTGAGACAACACTGCAAAATGCTATAACAACTAGTGGTGCAACATCTATGGTTGTATCTAGTGGCACTGGCTCAGCCTTAATGGGTGGAGTAACACTAGATGCTGGCAACGTAGACATTTTTACCGTTGCTATTGATGTTGACACAATCAATGAAGAAATTGTCTTTATTACCAACCAGTCATCAGATACGATGACCATTGTACGTGGTCGCGCTGGAACATCTGCAGTAGCACATAGCGCAGGAGCAAGCGTCAAGCACGTACTTTCATCTTATGATTTAACAAACTTTGAAAGCACAGTATCACCAGTTGCTAACTTAGCCTTTAGTGGTTCTACCTCTGGTACTACCACAGTGCAGGCAACTGCAGTTGCGGGAACTAATACACTTACCTTACCAGCTACAACGAGTGATACCTTGGTAGGTCTAGCTGCAACACAAACCTTAACTAACAAGACCTTAACAGCGCCAAAGGTAAACCTTGCCTTTAACGCACAGACTGGCACAACATACACACTCGTTGCTGCAGACTCTGGCAAATTGGTTACAACATCTAATGCCAGTGCGGTAGTGGTAACTATTCCACCATCAATCTTTGCAGCAGGTGAGCAGATAAATGTGCAGTCAATCGGTGCTGGTCTTACCAGTTTCGTAGCAGGAGCTGGGGTTACTATTACATCAACTGGTGCTACATCGACTGCTCCAATACTACGAGCACAAAACTCTGCTTGCACAATTATTTGCACAGCAAGTAATACCTTCACAGTGATTGGGGATCTAACCTAATGCCAACAGTCTATAAAGTACTGGGTCAGTCAGCACCAAGTGCTGCAACAGCAACAACGTTATACACAGCACCTGCATCAACAAGTGCCATTGTATCAACTGTTAATATAGTAAATTTGAGCACAAACGCAGATGTGGTAAGAGTTGCTGTACGTCCAGGAGGGGCAACCTTAGCCAATCAACACTATGTTATTTTTGGCTTAGTGTTGCCAGCAAGAGCTCAATACACACTCCAAGCTGGATTGACCCTAGCAACTACTGACGTAATTACTGTATATTCAAACAATGGAACTTCATCCTTTTCTGCATTTGGAAGCGAGATATCATAATGGCACTAAACCTAATTCAAACTAACGCATACGAAATAACACCAGTATTAACCGTTAATGCCCAGACTGGAACTTCATATACCTTCGTCTTGAGCGATAGCGTTAATACGCTTGTCACTGCAGCTAACGCATCTGCCATTGCAATAACTATCCCAACAAATGCAACAGTGGCATTCCCAGTAGGATCTGTTCTAAACTTTGCTCAAACAGGAGCAGGTCAAATTACAGTATCTGGTGCAGGTGGCGTCACAGTAACATCAACTGGAGCAACTGCTGCAACACCTAAGACTCGCGCTCAATACAGCGGAGTATCTGCAGTTCAAACCAGCGCAAACAACTGGTTAGTGTTGGGAGATATTGCCTAATGCCTATTCTTGGAATTTTTGCTTCTCAAAATTATGTTCGTGGTTTAACCGTTGATTACCTTCTTGTAGCAGGTGGCGGTGGTTCTGGAACTACTGATATGACTGGTGGCGGTGGTGCAGGTGGTGTGTTTTCTGCTACTAATCAGACATTAGCATTTGCAACTAATTTTACAGTAACAGTCGGCGGCGGTGGTGCAACTGCGGCAAACGGTAGTAATTCGCAATTTGGTACATCAACTCTTGCTGTTGGTGGCGGTTGCGGTGGTGCTTCAGGTAGTAATGGTACTTCAGGTGGTTCGGGTGGTGGTGCTGGTCGTGGCGCAACAATCGCTGGTTCATCAACACAAACTGGAACTGGCGGAACTGGATATGGTTTTGCTGGTGGTATTTCTGGTGGTAATGCTTTTTACGATTTAGCAGGTTCAGGTGGTGGTGCTGGTGCCGTTGGTACTCCTCGTTCAACGACAGCATCTCCAGCAAACAACAATGGTGGTATTGGAACTAGCCTATTTTCTTCTTGGGGATTAGCAACTAGTACTGGTCAAAACTCAGGTGGAACAGTTTATTATGCTGGCGGTGGCGGTGTTGGTGGGTATGCATTTGCAGCAGCAGGTTCAGCCACAGGTTCACAGGGTGGTCTTGGTGGTGGTGGAGCAGGTGGTCAAGCCGCGGCAAGTTCAACAGGAGACGCAAATCGTCAAGGTACTGCTGGTACTGCTAATACTGGTGGTGGCGGTGGTGGCGGTTCTGCATTTGCTGGAGCAGGTGCAGCAGGTGGATCTGGTTTAGTTATTGCTCGTTATTTAAGCGCAACACAAAAAGCATTTGGCGGAACTGTTGTTTCTTCAGGCGGATATTACTATCACACATTTACATCTTCAGGTACTTTCTACACTGGTGCTCCAAAAGCAACTGGTGGAACAATTGTACTTAGTGGTGGTTATTTCTACCATACATTTACTTCATCAGGAACATTTACACCTACGGCGGCATTATCTTGTGACTATCTTGTAATTGCAGGTGGTGGTGGAACGTATACTGATTTTACTTCAGGTGCAGGTGCAGGAGGATACCGAACAGCAACAGCACAAACTTTTAATAGTGGTACCGCTTACACAATAACAGTAGGTGCTGGTGGCACAATTGGAGTAGCAGGTAGCAATTCATCTATTTCTGGAAGCGGTTTTACAACATACAGCGCTAGCGGTGGAGCGCGTTCTGGTTCTACAGGACAACCTGGACAATCAGGTGGTTCAGGATCTGGTGCTCAAATTGGTACTGCAGCATCAGGTGGTGCAGGCAACATAGGTGGATACACACCAGTAGAAGGTTACGCAGGAGGAAGTTCAACTGGCTCAGGTGTTCCTAGAGCAACTGGTGGTGGTGGTGGTGCTGGCGCTGTTGGAGGAAACGGTGATAGTTCAGGTAATGGTGGCGTAGGCGGTATTGGTTCTAATGCTCATTCATCTTGGGCATCTGCAACATCAACTGGTGTTAGTGGCTACTACGCAGGAGGCGGTGGAGGAACTGGCGAAAATGTTGGTTCTAACGGCGGCACTGGTGGTGGCGGTAGAGGTGGTAACGGTAGCGGTGGCGCAGGAACTGCAGGAACTGCTAACACTGGTGGTGGTGCTGGTGGTGGTGGAAACGGTGGAGGAAGTGGAGCAACGGGTGGTTCTGGTATCGTTATAGTTCGTTACCTAGCATAAGGAGATCCAAATGACCAAAGATAACGTAACTAAAATTAAAGAAACAAAGCCAACACAATGCTTCTCATATGAAGTAACAATGCTGGTCCACATCATTGCAGATGACGAAGCAGGTGCTAAGTCTCAGCTTGATGAAAAGGGTGGCATTATGACAAAGCGTGAAGTCAAACTAGTAAATACAGCCATTCTTTATGGCGAAGAAAAGGATAAATAAATGGCACATTTTGCACAAGTTATAGATGGCGTAGTTGCACAAGTAATCGTTGCAGATACTCAAGAGTGGTGTGAAGCAAACCTCGGTGGTACTTGGGTACAGACTTCATACAATACCCACGCCAACCAGCATCCAGAAGGACGACCACTACATAAGAACTATGCAGGCATTGGTTACACTTGGGACGGTACAGGCTTTGCAGCTCCACAGCCATACGCATCTTGGACACTAGATGCTGAGACTTATGTATGGAACGCCCCAACTCCAATGCCAGTTGAAGAAGGCAAGTTGTTTAAGTGGGACGAACCAACCCTAGCGTGGGTTGAAACTGCATTTCCTATCTAACTTTTAATTTTATAGACCTGAACAAGTCTCTAAACTGTTCATATTTTTATGCCAACTTAAAGGAGTGTAGATGCCATACGGCGATGATATTACCGAGGGAATACCCTATGTACTCTCCAACCCAGCAAACTCAACTACTTACGCATCAACTCGTGAGGCATACGATGTAGCTATTGCTGGTCTACCGTTCTTCTTGATGAACAGTGACGATTCACCTTATCGTCGTGTCACAGCCCAGTATCGCAAGCAACAGATTGACCAGACACGTGAGGCTGGAGAACAGACTCTAACTGGTTGGTGGCTACGTAGCCAATCATCCTTTCACCTTGGCGCTGGTATTAAGTTCTTTGAGCCACAGCAAGAAGAGTCGCTACGCTTCCAGTACACAGAATCTAAAGGTGTAGATGTCTGGACTAGAGGCCAGGCTACCCTGCTTTATGACACAGCTAGCTTCTATGCTGGATCTGCTGCTGCACAACTCATAGGTGTCAATGATGGCACCAATGACTGCATCTTTGTAACAGATGGCACTGCACTCAAGAAGATTACAACTGGTGGTACAGAAACAACTATTACCCAGGCTGGTACAGCATCAACCATCTACAGTCTTACAACTGATGGCTCTAACTATTACTTCATCAATGGAACTAAGGTACACAAGGGCTCAGTTGGTGCAAGCCCAGCAGATGCTGAGATTTACAATACTCCAGGAGTAACTAGAGCAACCATTCGCTTTGTCAAGCAACGCTTGATTCTTGCAATTGGCAATGTGTTGTATGAACTCAACGCTAACGCTACTAGTTCTGCAGCTTTGCCTACAGCTTTGTACACACACCCAAACACTAACTGGGTCTGGTCATCTATTGCAGAAGGTCCACAGGCTATTTACGTATCTGGCTATGATCCAAACGGAACATCATCTTCTGTCTTTAAGATTAACCTAGATACTGCAGTTCCTAACTCTTTGGGTTTCCCAACACTGAGTGTGCCTACAGTTATTATTGATATGCCCAATGGTGAGCGCATCAACGACTTTGATGTATACCTTGGTGCATACGCAGTCCTTGCAACCAGTCTAGGCTTTAGAGTGGGTATTGCAGATGCAACTGGAGATATCCAGTATGGACCACTGTTGTTTAGAGATGCACCCTGCAACTCTATTGCCTTCAGAGATAGCTATGCCTACATTGCAACCCTTGTAGATGGAGCAGCAGGACTCGTCCGTGTGGATCTATCCACTACAGTTCTTGGAAACTCATTGTTCTTTCCTTGGGCCTGGGACCTGATAGCAACTGGTACTACTACCACTGCATCTCAAGTAGCCTTCTTTGGTAACTCAGACAGAGCTGCATTCACTAACGGCAATAATACCTGGGCAGAGTCTACAACTAGCCTAGTACCAAGTGGATACTTGCGTACTGGTTACATCCGCTATAACACACTAGAGACAAAGATCTTTAAGTTGATGCAAGCTCGTGTAGATACTACCAATGGTGGCGTTACTATCCAATCAATAGATGCTGCTGATAACTTCTACACTATCGGTGTCTTTGGTCAAGAGTCTGCAGTACCTCAGATCAACATTAACTATCCACAAACTGCCCAAGAGTATCTTGGATTTCAATTTACATTGACTCGTTCTAGTACTGATGTGAGCAAGGGACCATTGTTTACTGGTTACCAGATTCGCTCCTTGCCTGCAACACCACGTCAGCGACTCATCCAGTATCCATTGTCTTGCTTTGACCACGAGACAGACCACTTCGGAGTCGAGGTTGGCTTTGAAGGTGCAGCCTATGATCGTATGTCACAACTAGAGTTAATAGAAAACAATGGAGACACCATCCAGATTCAAGACTTTAGAACTGGTGAGTCATACCTTGGCATCATTGAAGAAATGGATTTTAGAAACAACACACCATCAGATAAGCGATTCTCTGGCTACGGCGGATTGCTCTTAGTAACCATTAGGACGGTCTAATGCAGGCACAAGACTATGCAACAGTAGCTGTTGCAGTAATGACAATAGTAGGTGGCTTTGTCGGCGCAGTGCGCTGGCTAGTAAAGCATTACCTCAATGAACTAAAGCCCAATGGTGGTTCATCAATTAAAGATTCAATATCAAGATTAGAAGAACGCATAGATGACCTGTACCGATTGATTGCAGAGAAATGAGTAACGATGAAACCTGTTGCCAAGAAAGCCACGCCTGCCGCTATTGCTGTCCTTCGTCAAGCCACAGCGATCAAGCCTTCCCGCAAGAAGGCCTCGGATGGTTTACTTCCATCGGCAGCTCACATCAATCAGAATCCTGATTCAGACCACAACACAGGTTACGCAGTAGATCTAACACACGATCCTGTTAATGGAATTGACTGCGTTGATATCTTTGAGAAGCTAAAAGAAGACAAGAGAGTTAAGTACCTGATATTCCAGGGCAAGATCTGGTCTAAGGAAAAGGCTAAGCAAGGCAACAGAATTTATACTGGTAGTAATCAACACACCAAGCATCTTCATATCTCTATCAATGATGGTATGGGTAATGATACAAGCCCTTGGTTCTGGTGGATGAATCAACCAAAGATCATCAATCAGATTAAAGCCAGAACAATCCCTGTGCCTACTAAGAAGTTGGCTAAGGAAGAAGTTTGTACCTGTTGCAAAGTGCACGGTGCAAAAGCCTAATCCCCATAGGAGGAAACTATGAACACAGAAACAATGAAAGCAATCGCACTTACATACTTGCGTGCAGGAGTGGCATCAGTGCTGGCCCTGTTCCTTGCAGGTGTGACAGATCCAAAGGCTCTGCTTATGGCAGGAGTCGCAGCAGTTGCAGGTCCATTGCTAAAGGCAATTGACCCAAATGCTACAGAATTTGGTCGCGGGTCTAAGTAATAAGTAACTGCGAGGCGAAGAGGCTCACCCCGAAAGGGGTGGGCTTCTTTTTTTTATGCCATTTTACGGGGCATCAACAGGGCAAGGAACTGTCACTAGATTGCCACAATTAACACAGGTAGCATCAAGGAAGTACCAGACAATCTCATAGTTCTCAAAGGTACACATCACGTTAAAGACCTGCGACCCACAGGTACACACGTGGACTGGCCCTAAACCCCGCAAATCGGCTCCAAAAGGCTTAGGAAGGGTATATTTAGACCATAGTCTAGGCAGGGTGAGTAGACGGAACCACATAGACGGACGGCTAGGAGCTTCGCTCCCTGCTTTAGTAATTCGCCTCACGGCTCATATGGTAGTGATAGTTGGTGTCGCTAACGCGACGACACGCCGTTAGGTGTAGCCTTGCCCAATGACCACAATCGTTGGAGTAGAAGGAATTGACTACGCTGTTCTAGTAGCCGATAGCCAGATCACAGAAGATAACTTAGTCACTCTTGCTACCTCAACTCCAAAGATTATTGAGGTTGGTAAGTATCTCATTGGAATCTCAGGAGATACTAGACCAGGAGATATCCTTGCGTATAACTGGAAGCCACCGCTTTTAACGACAACAACTACGACTACAACAAGGTGGACAAAGATGGTGGCTTCGATTATCTCATTGCTTTTAACGGCAATATCTTTCGTATTGCTTGTGATCTCTCTTTTTTCCAAAGCAATCACGGAACGTATGGCATTGGTTCTGGTGGTCAGCTTGCTCTTGGCTACCTGTATTCAGCTATCAAGCCTGATATTGACCTAGCCTACGCAAAGAGACACGCCCGTAAAGCCGTTGAGATCGCTTCGGTTCTTGACGCTAATACAGGTAAGCCTTTACAGTTGGTGGTACAGGAAAGGATGTAACTATGGAGTTCAATACATACGATTATGTAGAGCCAGAGTTCAAGAATGTTATAGCAACAGGTGAATACGCTGCACACTATTGGTTTGAGCAGGGTTGGAAGGCTTGTAGACTTGCTTTCTTATTGCACAATCAAGTAGAGAAGGAAGCAGTATGACAGACCCAAAGGAACTATTACTAAATGCACTACGTGCAGGTGATGCTAAGCGTTCACGTTCTACACAGGTGCAGATTGGTCCATCAGAGTTAGGTGGCTGTCGTCGTAAGGTTTGGTACAGACTTAACGATCAACCCGAGACTAACGATAATGAGATGAAGCTTGCTGCAATTATGGGTACAGCTATCCACGCTGCTATTGAAGAAGCATTATCAGATAACCCTGATGTAATGATTGAAACATCTGTTGAGTACAACGGAATGAAAGCACACATTGACTGCTACGTACCAGGTACTGGTGATGTCATTGACTGGAAGACTAGCAAGGTAAAGAACCTTTCATACTTTCCATCAACACAACAGCGTTGGCAGGTACAGACATACGGATATCTACTGGCTAAGAATGGTCACGATGTAAAGCGTGTATCTCTTGTAGCTATAGCTCGTGATGGTGATGAGCGAGATGTCAAGGTACATACAGAAGATTACAACGAAGCAATGGCACTAGAGGCTTTGAGTTGGTTAGAAGCTATCAAGGCATCAGAGGTAGCACCAGAGCCAGAGCGAGAAGAAAACTACTGCCAGCATTACTGCAAATTCTATGACGCAAGTGGGCAGTTAGGATGCGTTGGTCTAAAAAAAGAACGTATCGCTAGTGAAGAGGTGTTAATCCAGGACAAGGATGCCTCAACCAATGCGATGAAATACCTACAATTAGATGAGAAGATCAAAGAGTTGACAAAGGAAAAAGACTCACTAAAGTCTGCTCTTGAAGGTATTGCTGGAGTTACAGATACAGGTATCCAAGTACGTTGGAGCAAGATAGCTGGACCTACATCAGTAGACAAAGATGAAGTACTTGCTAAACTTGGCTTCGTACCAACTAAGCAAGGTGCAGATTCATTACGGTTAACAATCAAACAATCTGGAGGAAAGTAAATGGCTGCAAACGAAAACACAAAGTTCCAAGTTAACTTCAAGACAAGTAGCGGAACCCTTATCAATCTGTATGCAACTGACATTAAAGATCTAGAGATAGGTCTTACTGACCTATCAATGGTTGCATCTCTTATCAAAACTACCGATGCTGAACTCAATGGCGGTAAAGCACCAGCTCCAACTGCTGACTCAGTAGCACAAGCTTTCAATGCAACACCTGTCGTAGCCCCTGCTGTTGTTGAAGGTCAAGCACCAAGCTGTAAGCACGGTGTAATGAGTTTCCGTACAGGTACTTCTGCTCGTGGCCCTTGGAAGGGCTGGATGTGTGCTGCACCAAAGGGTGCCACAGACAAGTGTGCAACTATCTGGGCATAGCAGATGCGGGAACCACACGAGTTTGAGGTTCCTTTATGTGCTCAAGTAGGTGGCGATCTCTTCTTTCCTGACAAGGAAAACGAAGGCAAAATGGTTCGCCAAAGTATTGCATCAGCTAAATCAATCTGTCGTGGTTGCCAGCACATTACTGAGTGTGCTGAGTGGGGTATCCGTAAGGAACGCCACGGTATCTGGGGTGGACTCACCGATGGTGATAGACGAAAGATACGCAAGGCAAGACACATAATTTTGAATGAGGAGAATAGTGCTTAAACTTTCCCGCGCTTGGAGTGGAGTGACCACAAAGGCCACGCCACTACCTGATGTGTGGAAGAACCTAGTTAAGCAATCTATAAAGTTTCGTCGCGGTCAAGTCTGTATGGTAGCTGCAGCACCTAATGCTGGTAAGTCAATGTTCGCATTGATTTATGCAATCAAAGCAAATGTGCCTACGCTTTTCTTCTCTGCCGATACTGACACCGCAACTGTAATGATCCGTGCTGCTGCACACCTATCGGGCCACAGTCAGGTTACTGTGGAACACAACATAGAGAAGCAACAAAATTACTACGTACCACACTTGGCTAAGACATCACACATTCAATGGGTCTTTGACTCCAGTCCGTCTCTTGATGATATTGAGATGGAGATAAAGGCTTACGTTGAACTCTATGGAATAGCTCCAGAGCTAATTGTCATAGACAACCTAATGAATGTGGCTGCTGAAACAGACAATGAGTGGGCAGGGCTACGTGCAATTATGATGGAGTTGCACGATATGGCACGCAAGACAGAGGCTTGCGTCTTAGTACTCCATCACGTCAGCGAACAGAGCGAGTATGGTTCTCCTATGATGCCTCCACCTAGAAGAGCCATCCACGGAAAGGTAAGTCAATTGCCTGCTTTGATACTGACATTAGGTTATGATCCGTCACAAGGTTTACTGCGGATGGCTTCGGTCAAGAACCGATTTGGTCCACACTATGCCGATGCTTCACAATGGGCATCACTATTTGTAGACTTTGCATCTTGTCAGATTGGTGATGATGATGCACAAGGTAGAGCTTACCTTCGTAGTGCAGGAGAGGAAAGTACATATGGCCAACTCTAATGGACGTAAGGGATCGAAGTTTGAAACCGATGTTCTCAAGTGGCTACGACAAATGGGAGTTCTTGCTGAACGCTTGACGAAAGCTGGCAGTAAGGATGAAGGGGATATGGTTGCGATTATTGCGGGGAAAACCTATATCCTTGAACTCAAGAACAGGCAGACCCTTTCCCTGCCTGAATTCTGGAGAGAAGCAGAAGTTGAGGCGCTTAACTACGCCAATGCACGTGGTCTTGGGGAAGTTCCATTGCATTATGTTGTAGTTAAGCGTCGCAACTCTGGTATAGAAAATGCTTGGGTAATACAAACACTAGAACAATGGACAAAGGAGAAACAATAATGCCAGTACCAGGTGGAGAGATCACAACAACAGAAATACTTGTACCAGTAGTAGAAGAAGTAGTTGAAGAGGTAGAAGATGATTTGCCAGAACTGTCATAAGGCAGGAGAAGAGAATACTCTTACCCACTACAAGCGTTCAGCTCAATGGCACGATAAGTGCGATGATAAGGGGTGTGTATGCCAGCACAAGACTGGTCCAGGACACGTAAAGCGGGCAGGAGTAAGGGTAGAGTTAGTGCAGACTCAATCCCCGTAGGAGTAATTGTTGCCCACTATGGCGGTGAGGTAAGAGAAGGTAGATCAGCTTCCGTACGCTGTTGCATTCATAAGGACAGCAGACGTAGTGCTGTTATGAACACGTACGAGAACCTGTACTACTGTCATACCTGCGGTAAAGGTGGCAGCTCAGTAGATATTGTGATGGAAATAGAGAATTTGGAGTTCAAAGATGCCCTCAATCGTGCAATCGAAATCACTGCTGGAAGCGGCCAATCATTACAGTCGGGTGATAAGCGAAGAGGCTCTAAATTATCTAGAAGGACGTGGAATATCTGATGCTGTTGCCCAACAGTATTCGTTAGGTGTAGTAACAGATCCTATCAATGGTCACGAGATGCACAGAGGGTGGCTATCTATCCCTTACATCACAGCTACTGGGTTGTGTGTTGGCTATAAGTTTAGACGATTAGATGATGGCAAACCCAAGTATGGATCTCCATTGGGGCAGAAGGCACATCTGTATAACGTTGGTGATATAACTATTGACTCATCATACATAGCAGTATGTGAAGGTGAACTAGATACCATTATCTTGTCAGGTGTTGTTGGCATACCAGCAGTAGGTGTACCTGGGGTACAAGCTTGGAAACCACACTTTGTTAAGTTGTTTGCAGGTTATGACAGGGTGTTTGTCATTGGAGATAACGACATCAAAGAGGATGGCACTAACCCAGGAGCTGAGTTCTCCAAGCGTGTCGCACAGGAGATATCAAACAGCACAATAGTAACATTGCCTCCATCAATGGACATCAATGACTTCTATCTGGCCAATGGCGCAGATGCTACGAAGGCTTTGCTACTAGGTGAGAAGGATGAGTAGAGACGAATGGCTACAGATGGTACAGATTTTGCAGCATATGGGCTTCCAGATCCTAGAGATCAATATGGAAACAGAGACTATACTCCTTCGGCCTACGCCGACAAGGTAAATGAAGCTTTCATCGCTGATGTCTGGCGCATTATGGACCAAGCTGGCAACCTACTGGTGCGTAAGCATCACGACTACGGCCCAAAGAACATTGCTCATTCACCAGGTGGACCACTTAATGGTTTGCGTGTACGTATGTGGGACAAGATAGCTCGCATCAATAACCTACTTGACTCTGGTGTTAAGCCTAGTAATGAGTCATTGCGTGATAGCTTCGTAGATTTATTGAACTACTCTGCCATTGCAATGATGGTACTAGATGGCGTATGGCCAGAGGTAGAAGAACCAAACTGTGACTGAACTGCATAAGTCTATCTACGATATAGCACCTAGCGTTGCTAGTGCAATAGCCCGTCGCTTTCGTGGCTACGTAGAACGAGATGATGTACTACAAGAGTGCCTTGCTTGGGCATTGACACGTGGTACACAATTCAATGATGCTCTCAGTGAACCTAACCCAGTCCAACGTGTTATCAATGAGAAGCGTATTGCTTGGCAGATGAAGCGTATGGCTGAGCGTTATGCTCGCAAGGAGAAGGCGGCTAAGTCTGGCTATCGAACAGGTGATGAAGCCTTCTACGATACAGCTATGATCGCACAGGTTCTGCCTCACGTTATCGCATCCATTGTGGATGATACAGTACTAGAGCAGGCTCAGAACCTTATCAATGATGGCTCACCTAAGAAGCCTAGCGTTCCAGCAGAAGGTGGCAACCTGCTTGCTACCTTGATTGATGTCAAGCGTTCATACCTAAAGCTTGAAGTAGAGGACCAGACCATACTTCGTATGCGCTACCACGAAGGACTTACCTTACAACAGGTGGCAGGCTTGCTAGAGTGTGCAGTATCTACCGCAGATCGTAGATGCACTAGCGCATTACGCAAGGTGCAGAATGGTTTGGGTGGTGACAACCCTTGGCAATGAAAGAGATTGATTTATTTGAGTATCTAAGAGATAGCTTGTACCCAGACCTTACTAAGTCTGAGGGTATCTATGACTCCTTTGATTGCATTAGTGATAAAGCTGGTCACTACATAGAACTCAAGTGTCGCTATACTCATTACCCCACACTATTAATTGAAGAGATGAAGTATCGCAAGCTCATAACGCAGGCTGCTGAACGGGATCTCATTCCCTTCTATATCAATTCGACACCGTTAGGTGTCTTTTCTTTTGACCTAATGGATGTGCCTGAACCTGAATGGGTAACCCATTGGATGCCAGCGACAACAGAGTTTGCACGTTCTAACAAGATCAGTAAGTTAGTAGGTTATCTACCTATAGAAGAGGCGGTACAGCTCTGATGCAGTACGACTATCGTTGCCCTGATTGCAATGGGGAGATCACTATTGAACGTTCTATTCACGAAGACCCACGTGAGCCTTCTTGTTTTCATTGTCACATACCAATGATCCGTAAGTGGGATACACCTGCCATTACCTTCAAGGGTAAAGGCTTCTACTCTACAGGTGGCTAATGACTAAGGGTTTTACTTCTGGTATGCGTACCTCACTTGATGGTACGTGGACTACACCACGTGACTACTTCGATAAAGTCAATGCTGAGTTCAACTTCACCTTAGATGCAGCTGCGCTGTCCTCCTCTACTCTAGTACCTGATAACTGGTACGGTCCTGATCATCCAGACCAGTCAAGGCGTGATGCATTGGTTAGGAATTGGGTTGAAGATAGCACTGGTTCTATATGGTTGAACCCACCTTATGGCAGGGTCATCAAAGATTGGATGCGTAAAGCAAACGCCGTTGCTAACGGGGGGGGTACGGTGGTTTGTCTAGTACCAGCTCGTACTGATACAGCTTGGTGGCACGACTACTGCATAGATGCATATGAGATTAGATTTATTCGTGGCCGATTAAAGTTTGGCAATCAACCTAACTCAGCACCATTCCCTTCTGCACTTGTCATTATGAAGTAAAGAACCCTACTGCGGAAGGGTGCAGTAGGGTTCTTGTTGCTCGGAAGAGGTGAGCGGGTCAGACTATATCAGTACCAGCCTCGTCTGTCGCTATGTTTGAGAGCGCGACACGCAGATTTTCCATAGCGATGTTCAAGGTATCGTAAACCTCTAAGGATTTGTAATTCAGGCTCTCTACTACGTTCTCCAAGGAGCTGAGCAATTCCGTAAGCTGTTGATCTAGGGTTGTCTGCGAGGTGGTCAAACCTACTCTCACGGGTCCATAGGGTGATAAGGCACGTTGCTTCTGCTTTCGTATATCCGAGAGCTTTACTAAACTTGTAAGCTGTTCGTCTGTTCTCACTCTTCTCCTCCATTGTTGCCTTCGTTTGTATCGGTTTCGGTAAGGGTAGCTCCCCTAGTTTTTGTACGTGTAGGAATAACAGGCTCAATAGTATTACCGTTAATGTCAATCCACGTTTTACCTTCTTGCTCATCACTCACCTTCTCCTTCTCCAGTAATTTTTTGTAGTCTTCTGGGTGCAGGTGAGAGAGCTTAATTAAAGCCCTATCCCTAGCTCTTCGGTAGTTACGGTAATAGACAGCTGCCTTTGCAGCACTCGCCATTCTCTTGGCATCACTCATAAACCTACTGCCAATGCTGCATAAATAACCTTAGTAATATCCAGTGATTGGCCTACTAGGTGAGCGTCCTCCTCATCACTTTCCCAGCCCGAGACTAGAACCCTGCAGTTGATAGGGCTACGCCTTAGATATTCAATAGCTTCGTTAGCACTATTGCCACCCCAGATCGCCACTCCCTTCTCATCTACTATTTCATAAAGATTAATCAGTGGAGATACGCGAGGGTGGAATGCAATCACTTCACTCATTCTCCCCCTCCCCTTCTATATTCTCTTTGACTATATCGTTTATAGTTTTCTCTGGTGTATCTGATGACAGCGAGATCTTTGATAGTGCTTCTCCCAGTGCTGTTCGCCAGTTGCTGGCTTCTCCAGCTGCCAATAGGACAGGTTCATCACCGCTGAAATCAAACAGCTCTACCTTGTTCCTCTTCTGTCCTGCCTGTACCACCACTGTAATAACGTGGGTAGTTGTATCTTCTGTCATTACTCACCCTTCCCTTCTGTATATGTATCAACCATAGATAGTGCATAGGTCATTCTCATTAGGTTCATTCCCGCTTCCTTCTCCGTCTCTTCTTCCTGTATCTGTATCAGTGCAAGGTCACGACATAGATCGGCCTTAGCTTGCCAGTATTCTTTATTCATTATGCAACCCCTTTATTGTTGCGTGTAATCTGCCCGATAGAATGTATCGTGTAGCTCTCATCCACATTAACGTCTAGTAGTGCATCCCAATCCCATTCAGCAGGGTCAGTTGTTGTAGTCATCTCAAATGTTATTAAGTAAGTCTCTGGCTTGTTGGTCATTAGCTCTCCCCTTCCATTTCCTCTAGTGTATCGAACTCTTCAGCTAACTCTTCACCCTCTTCTTCATAGAATGTAGGGTCATTTAACTCTGGTTCGTAGCTCACTTCTCTCCCCCTTCACTAGGAAAGTCTCTGAATAGTTCCTCTAATGCCAGTAGGAAAGTGCTCGCCACTCCATTAGCTATCACACTTCCGTTGCTGTCATATGACTCTATATCCCAAGCTCTTTCAGTAGGGCTATCCTTGTCATAGAACTCCCTCACGCTCAGCGAGTATCGTGTCTCGCTCAGCTCGTACATATCAGCACTCACTTCTTTCCCCCTTCACAAGCGTCACAATCGGGTTCAGCTTCGTTGCGCTCAGCTTCATAGTCTATGAGAGCACCGTCTAACCCTTCTCCACAAGATAGGCAAACAGATAGCCCATTCTCCAACACCTTCATCATTCCTCTTCCCCTTCCATAGCTGCATTCTTCTCTATCAGCTGGCTCACTAGCTCAGCTGCTGCAATTACTCCAGTTGCGTGAGCTTCTGCCAGTAGCTTGTCGCTGTACCTGCTGCAAGGTATAACACTTACCCGCACCATAGTATCTTTGCCCTGCAACCAGCTTTCCATAGTGAAGATCCCGCTATAACTTACGCTGCATTCACTCACTGTCGTAACGATAGCCTTACTCCCCTTATAGTGAGAGGTATATACCTTCACCCTTCTCCCATTCTGTAGGTCATAGGTATCGGTAGCCTTGCGCGTGGTGTAGTTGGTAAAGCTCTTGCACTCTGTTGCTGTAATCATTTACTTCCCTTCCTCTTCTTCGTTGATAGCTTCTTCGTATCGTTCTACTTCTATGAGCTTTAACGCTCTCTCTAATAGGAATATACTGTCTCGCACTTCCTTCTCTGTTGGATTAGTAGCTAGGTTATGCACCACAATATCCATTAAATGAGCTGATGTCTGCGGCATTACTTCCCCTGCCCTTCTGGGAAATAGCACTCAGTAATCGTTCCCCAGCACCAGCCGTCACCTACCCAGTTGATATGCCCTGAAGCGTAGAATATGGCAGCTAGTAAAAGCCCTATTGCTAGGGCTCTTACTCTCTTTCCTCTCTTAGTTATCATTCTTCTTCCTTCCCGCTGACTGTATCCTGCCAGACTTTATTTCCCCATTCTGGGTGAGATCTGAAGCAGCTGCCATAGTAGGCCACCTCTCCAAGGTCATCACAATATACGCCAGTGAGCTCACCTTTGATAGATACCTTCCCGCTTCTAGTAAATAGTCTGCGTACGGTATAGGTATCGTCCCAAGCTAGGTCAATCGTTAAGCTGTAACCGTTGCTAATCGGTAAAGTAATACCAGTGCTGCGCTTTACTACTCTCCCGCCACTTATAGCCAGTAGGTTACCCATTCCCAGCTGTTCCATAGTCTGCGAGATGTCGCAGGGTCTGAACTCTTCTAGCTTCGTATCTTCCATTACGCTACCGCCTTTGTATAGATACCGTAGGCCATATACAGCTTAGCGATCCTTCTCGCTGCTGCTATTGTCATTACTGCTGCTGCTACTTCTTCCCCAGTCTCAATATCTACTAGGCGGATATAGCTCTTCTCTCTTCCTGCCATTCTGTTACCCCTTCCAAGGTAGGTTATTCCTAGGGCTTAGCTCTAGGCCATTCCCTACGGTATAACTACCATAAGGAATAGTCAAGCTCTAAGCTATCTCACGCGCTAGGCGTGGCGCATTCTCTCCCAGCTCTTCAGTGTCTGCAATATCAAACACGTAACGCCAGCTGAAGCGCAGCTTATCTTCTCCCGCTTCATTGGTATAGCTGCCAGTTGGTACTAATACAGCTGCTCCCTTGCTTCCCTTCTTTACGCTTCTTCCTGCGCTCTTCCAGTCGTGGAAGCCAGCGCACTTAGTAGCTGTTGGCTTCTGCCATAGGATAAGCAGCCCATTCCTGACACTGTAATCTTCTAGAAGCGTAGTTGGCACAATAGTGCCGCGCTCTTCCATAATCTCCACTGCTTCAGCTAGTGAGCGTATAAATGCGGCCTTCTCTTCCTTGCTTCTCATATGCTTACTCTCCCGCCAGCTCTAGAATAGCCCAGCTTGCTCCCGCGTTGATACGCTCTAGCTCTTTGATATCCTGCTCGCGTGTAGTGCTGGCGGTAATCGTAGAGATATCGCGCAGCGCACCTTCATTCATAGTATCAAACACGCCAGCTGGTAGATTTAGGATAGTTGCAAGCTCGCGGCTATTAAAGCTCACCTTGCTGTTGAAGCTCTTTCCTGCGTAAGTAAATGGGAAAGATACCCACTCTGTAGCTGTCTCACTCTTTACTTCTGTTGCTGTAGTCATTCTTTACCCCTTCCAAGGTTAGGATCTTTCCTAGGCTAGCCCTAGGCCAGCGGCCAGCTCTTGCAAGCTGGCAGCTAGTCAAGCTCTAGCGTAGTGCTTCAATATCTGCTGGGTCTAGGTTGGTATCGTAGCTATCGCCGCAGCTGGGACAGCTGATAACAGCTAGGAAGCTGCTACCGTAGGGCTCTAGCTTTACCGTTACCGCGCTTCCGCATTCCTCGCAGCTGCGCTGTTCTGGCTCGCATATGCATAACCATTCTACTTGTCCGCAGCTGTCGCAATAGTCAGCATTCACAGTCGTGTCCATAGTAATACTCTCCCGCTTCTTCTTCATTCAATAGGTTAAATATTCTCCCGCATTCTACGCAGCGGGCTCGTGTCTGTAGCTTGAAAGTATCCATTTACTTTCCTTCCTTATATCTGCGAGCTGCCCAGCTGGTAGCTCTGGCCTTAGCTTCCTCTAGTGTGATGTCTCTATGCCAGCGATTAGAGCTCTTGTGTCCGCCGCTTGTTAGCAGCGTGTAAATATCCGAGCTTCCCAGCTGGTAGATAGTAGCGTGAGCCTTAGCGTGAATAGCTGCGCCAGTGCTGCGCTCTACTAGCTCAGCTGGTAGCTCTAGTTTATAAATATCCCAGTGGCCAGCTGTTGCAACTGTACTAGGCTCATAAATGAAATTATCTAGCTTCATTCTTTCCCGCTTCCTTCAGCTGAACTCTTCAGCTGATATCCATAAGGTACGCTACCGTAATAAGCGTGTCAAGCTATATTGTGCGATTTATGGTAACAGTTTCATAACGATTGGCTGAGAAGATCCTGAGAATAAATAGAGCTGCGATAGCTTACAGCTGCGCCAGCTGGCGGGAAGCTGGCAGCTGTAAAGCTGAGAGCTGGCCGCGAGGATAGGTGAGCAAGCTGTAAAGCTGGCCAGCTGTAGAGAGGATATTAAATAAAGCTGCAAGGATATTAGAGAGAGAGAGCCCGCCGCA